GAACTTGCCCTTGGTGGTCTCGATCTCGATTTCGTCGCCGGTCTTGAGGCCGAGGCGGGTGGCGAGGGATTTGGAGATGGCGGCGCTCTTGCCGTCCTCAAGGGAGTTGTTGGCATGGCCGATGCCGCGGGCGCTGTTGCTGTCCGGGGTGGTGTCGGAGGCGTAGCCGTAGTTGGAGAGCTTGATGTTCACGTTGTCGATGGATGAGGTGGCGCGGGATGGGCGGGAATCGATGAGGCGCATGGAGCGGCGGACTTCCTCGCCGCTAATTTCGAAAATCTTGTCGGCGATGGTCTTTTCGTCGGCCTTGGGGTTGAGCTTGAGCCAGTCGTCGAGCTTGGCGCGGGCGGATCCGTACGCTTGCTCGACGCTGGTGCGGGCGGTGGCGACTTCGGCGGCGGATCCGTCGGCCTCCCAGTCGATGGTGGGGTTTTCGAGGCGGATGGCATCGGCGGCGGCGATCTCGATGGCGCTGGCGTTGACGCTGCCGGCCTCGCGTTTCGACCATTGCTCCTTGAAAAACGCCTGCGCCGCCGCGGGCGACTTCTTGGCCAGTTCGACCACGTCGCCGGCGGTGTCAGCGGTGAAACCGAGGCGCTGGAGCTTGGCTGCGTCCTTGAGGAATCCGGAATCGACGATCTCGCGGGTGGTGACCTTGCGTGGCTCGGGGATTTTTCCGAAGCGGCCGGCCTTGTAGGACTCGTCGAGGGCCTTGCGCGCGGCGTCGGCGTGGCTCTTCACTTCGCCGAGGCGGCCGGCCTTGACGGCGGACACCTGGGTTTCGAGGGCCTCGCGGGAGGCGGATCCGGCGGGCAGGCTTTTGACGAGGCCGAGGATCTCGGCATAGGTGCGGTCGAAGTCCTCGGCGGCGGGCTGCCAGGTGGCGAGAAGAGCCCCGGCGCGGCCGATGACCTTTTGCTGGTAGGCGGGATCGTGGCGCGAGTTTTCGAACTCGGCGCTCTGGCGCTTGGCGAGGTTGGCCTTCAACTGCTCGCGGACGGACGGGCGGAGGTCCGGGCCGAGGCGGTCGATGTCCTCCGGGGTTTTGACCTGGCCGGTGGCCATGGCATCCTCGATGGTGTCCGCGTCCTCATAGGTGCGCTCGGCAAGGCGGCCTTTGGCGTAGTTGCGGAAGCGCTGGTATTTCGTCGGCTCCATGCCATCGGGCGGGGTGGATTTGTGCTTTTCCCACCAGCCGGCGGGATCCTCGGCGATGCCGTTCATTTCCTGTTTCTCGGCCTCGTCCTCGTTCCACTTGGTGCGCAGGCGGGTGGTTTCCATGGCCTCGACCTGTTTTTCCTCCGGGTGAAAGGCGGGTGAATTCATGATGACGGCGTCGGCCTCGTCGAACTGGCCGGCGCGGAGGTATTCCTCGCGGAGGCGGGTGGCATTGGTGCGGGCGCGGGCGGATTGCTGGTTGAGGGCGGCGAGGCGGGTGGCGCTGGTCTTGTCCTGCATCCAGCCTTGAAACTTGAGGTCGAGGTTCTTGCGGCCTTCCGGGCTGAGCTTGGCCTTGGCGAACTGGGATTGGACCTCGGCGGTGCGTTTCTGGATGTCAGCCTCCCAGGTGGATTCGTCGAGGTTGCGTGCCTTGAATTCCTCGTGGCCGTCGTAAGCGGCCTGCATCGCGAGGGCGGCCTGGTTCTGGGCGTCGTTGTCCTGGATCGCCTGGCGGTGGGCGGCGACTTTTCCCAAGTCATCGCCGACGTTGGAAACCGCGGCACCGACGTTGGAAAGCGCGTTGCCGGCGGCCATGGCACCGCGGAGGGAGGGGGCTTGCGGCTGGAGGTCGCCCTGGACGGGGCCGAGCATGGGAATAATGGGCATAACTCAGGAGGTCCGGTAGGTGGTGGTGGCGGAGGAGGCGGAGGAAAGGAGGGTGCCGTAGGATTGGACGCGGGTGGCGCTGGCGAGGGCCTTGCTTTCCCATTGGGCCATGTTGCCGGCGGCGCGCTTGTTCTGGGACTGGAGGTTGCCCTCGCGGCCGATGTCCTGGATGGCGAGTTCCTGGGTGGCGGCGGTCTCGGCGAAGACGTCCATGCTGGAATCGCTCATGGTGACGCCGCCGGCATTCATGGAGGAGCGGAGGCGGGCGAGGCGGCGGCGGTTGTTGAGGCGCTCGCGGCGGACGGTCTCGGCGGTCTGGATCTCCAGGTTGCGGGCGCTTTGCTCCGCGGCGTCCTTCTCCATGTCGCCCTGCTGCTCCGCGGCCTTGGCGGCCTGCTGCTGGCCGGTGTAGGCGATGCCCGCACCGATGACGGTGACGGCGATTGCGATGTAGGCCATGCTCATGGTGCGGGGATCTTGGGGATGGAGGTGCGCCAGGCTTCGAGGGCCGGGTTGTTGTCGGCTAGCAGGTGGTTGAAATGCGGGGCGAGCACCGACTCGCACGCTTTTTCCACGTCGGTCTCGTCGGTCTGGTGGAAGGTCGTCCAGACGACGTCGGTGATGGCGTAGAGCGCGCGGCGGGTGCCGGGCTCGGTGATGTCGCACCATGGCGCGTGATAGGTGACGCTGCCCTCGGTGGCGCTGATCACCTGGATGCTGCCTTTCGAAATGATGAAGGGATGGGCGAAGCGGTGCTCCATGCTGGTGACCAGCGTCCCGGCGGGGATGTGGATCTGGCGGCAGTAGATGCCGGGCAGGAAAGCGTGGTGGATCGGGCAGTCGACGCGCGGGCAGTCGCTGCCGACCATGGCGGCTTCCAGTTCGTCGAGGGTGGTGGAGGCGGGGCTCATAAAAATTTGACGAGATGTGTGTGTTCGCCCTCGGTGATGTGAAAGCCACAGGACAGCGCCTCGCGGATCATGCCGGCGCGGGAGACGGAGGCGAAGATCCGGGTGCAGCCATTCGTCTCGGCAAGCGCCTGGAGCGCTTCGAACACCGCCCGGGCGGCTGGGCGCACGTAGGCGGGACGCTCTCGGGGACGGGAAACCAGCCAATCGACAATCGCCACCTTACAGCCCACCGGCCGGTATAGCCAGGCGGCGGCGAGCGGGCCTTCCGAGTCGCAGACGCAATACCCATCCGGTGGCAGCACGTCCGGCGGCATGTGCCCGTCGCCGCGTTTTTCCCACCAGCGGGTGATTTTTTCCAAATGCGCGGGAGTGATGGGTTCAGCGGTCATCGCCGTAGACGTTGAATTTGAGGGTGACGGAGCGGAGCCAGAACGGGAACGGGTCGGAGTGGACCAGGCAGAAATTTCCGGCGGTGTTGTGGCGGCCATCGAAGGGCATTTCCTTCTCGCCGGTGAAGAGTTCGTCGGCATCACCGACGCGGAGCGGGTCGAACTTGTTGGCCGGGGCGTCCGGGGTTTCGCCCATTTTCCCGCCGCGGGATCGGTAGACGGAAACGACGGCGGAGTGGATGCGCATTTCCCGGGTGCGGGAGGTGCCGTTCTGGAGCGGGATTTCCGGGGTCATCGGCTGAACGACGGAGGTGTAGGGGCGGCCGACGATGACGGTGCCTGTTAGCGAGGCAAGGAAAGCGGCGTCCAGGACGGCGGGGCCGATGACGGCTCCGGCCGCGGTCCAGCCGACGACTTCGAGCCCGGCGAGCGGGTGGTCGACCAGCGACGAGGCGGAGGTCATGGCGGAGGCGCAGTCGCTCCAGTAGCCATCGTCCTCCGGGGTGGTGAGGGCTCCGGGGTGGAATCGCTCCATGGTCGGCGCGCCGGTGCCGTGGTCCATGGCCAGCCAGACCTCGTCCTCGGCGCTCTTGCGGATGCAGGCGATGGAAAGCACGGTGCCGGCGGTGGGGTGGCGCTGCCAGCCGGCAACTTTCTGGTTGCGTTCGTAGCAGAGGGAAAACAACTGGCCGCCGGCGACGAACCAGACGACCTGGAGCGGGTAGCGTTGGATGGCGTAGTCGGTGATGGTGCTGTCGCGGAACAGGTGCTCCGCGGTGAGGCACAGGTTGCCGGTCTCGTAGCGGTCGCTCTGGAAGCTGTAGGCCAGCTCGCGGACGACGCGGCCACCGTGCTCGACGAAGAGGGCGGCGGCATCGGCAGGGATCACGCCGGGGCCAAGGGTGTGGCTGCCGCACGCATTCTGGCGGGCGACGGCGCGGTCCTCCGGGGTGATCGGCTTGTCCATGTCCTCACCGAACATGATGAAGATGCCGACGGCGGAGCCAATGACGAGCTGGCGGTCGGACAGCAGCCAGGAAATCGGTTCGCGCTGCCCGATCATCACCGTGTGTGTCCATGGGTCGGTCGCCAGCGTGCCGCGCCGGAAGTTGTTGTAATCGTCGTCGGCGCTGCCCCAGATGGTGTGCGGGCTGCGGGTGGTGCCGGCCATCACCACGCGGTTCTGGTGGAACTCGATGCACCGCGGATAACCCTGATAGTCGCTCCATGCGCCCTCCGCCCACACCTTGGTGGTGCATTTCTCGACCGGCGTGATGGTGATGGCGGTGACACTCTTGGAGTTGGTGTAGCCGGTGATCTTCACCACGCCGCGGAGGTAGCCGTCCTCCACGCTGAGGACGGCGTAGGGGCTGCCGGAAGTGCCGTTGCGGCTGTAGGCGTAGAAGCGGATGCGCAGCAACACCCGCTTGTCCTCGTCCCCCTCGGCGGAGGCATTGCGCGGGCGGGCTCGGGTGCTTTGGAACGCGCGCACGGTGTGCCACGACTTGCCGCGGTCGAACGACCGCTCGACGGCGAATTTCCCGGCCCAGTTGCCAAAGGTCTGGAAGGTCCATTTGCCCTGGGAGACGAGGACCTTGGAGTAAACCGAGGTGGAGCCGGTGGCGGTCTTGCTGACGGCGAGGGTGGTGTCAAAGTCCCACGTCCCGCGCTTGCTGGAAATTTCCCAATAGGCTCCCACGTGGTCGGCGGTCCACAGCGCCTTGTTGCTGGTCAGGGTGACGGTCTGGCCCTTGGTCGAGCTGGGATCGGCATACGACTTGGTCCAAATCAGGCGGTCCTCGTCCTCATCGTCATCGTGCCAGGTGGCGGCGTCGGTGGGTTCGTTGGAGGAGCTCGACGTGTGGGCATATTCGCAGTTGTAGAGGGATCCGCTGAATTTCACGCGGTCGCCGATGGCGTAGGCGACGCCGGAGGACCATGTTACCCAGTCGGCATTCACCTTGAAACTGGTCTTCACGCGCTTGCTGTCGTCGAGGTTGTCCGGCAGCAGCGGCGCGTGCTTCCCGGGGACGAAAGGGGACAGATCCCAGCTCGTCGAGCCGTTGCGGGTGAGGATCCGCGGGGCCTCGTCCGGGTGCACGAACATGAGGACGTCATTGATCTGCTTCCAGCGCAGCAGCGAGAGCGAGCCATCGGCCCACGGGACATTGATGGTGTAGTCGCCGCCGCCGGACTGGGTCGGGCTGCCGTCGACGAAAAACCGCATCTTGCCGCCGGCGATGGCAAGCACGACGGAAGCCTCGCCCTGGCGCTCGAACTCGACGACCTTGGCATCAGTGGCGGCCGCTTCCAGCAACCCGCGGAACTCCATCCCCGGGCGCTTGCACAGGCCGCCTTGCGGACGGCCAAGGAAGTTTTCCAAGGTGCGGCAGGCGCTGTCGTATTGCTCCAGGTCGGCGCGGCCGTCGAGGGTGGCGGCCCACTCGCCGGCTGCAAACGTGGCGGTTTTTTTGACGATCATCGGTCAGAGGCGGGGGAAGTGGTTGCCAAACGAGTTGATGAGCGCGCCGTCGAGGATTTCCTGGAGCGGGTGATTCTCGTTGCTCTGGGTGTCGTGGGCATCTGCCAGGCGGGCATTGAGCAGGGCGTTTCGCTCGTATTCGGCGAGGAGCTGGCTTTCCAGCTTGGTGTCGCCGGAGATGGCGCGGGCGAGCTTGCTGGCGAGCAGGGTGACGAAGGCGGCGATGAAGAGCGGGTCGTAGGCGTCGGGATCGTCGAGGAACTGGACGTATTCCAGGGAAATGGATTCGTAGTCGCCGGTGACGATGCAACGCTCTCCTTTGATGCGGCGAAAGTCGAAGCGGTCGATGCTGGAGCCGTCCGAGGTGAGGACCTTGCGGAGCTTGATAAAATCATCCGGAATCAAGAAGCCCTTGGTCCAGCCGGGAGGATTGCTTGAGCCATTCGCCAGCGGGGTTTCCACCACCGCCCCCACCCCGCCAGCGCCGGTGGATCCGGGGGCGTTGGACGCCGACACAAGGAGTGAAGCTGCCGCGTCGCCGTTGATAGATGCGACCAGTTCGGTAGCGGTGGATGGATCGCCAGCGGTGATGGTCGGAAAACCTCCGCTGGGGATTAGAGGGCTAATAAGTGTCCAGCCCGTCAGCCCGTCGGGGAATTCCGCGGTGGAAACTTTCTGGGCGTGGTAGGCCAACGGGTAAACGGCACCCATCCGAAGAGCCCAATAGGAATTCTCATGATAGAGGCGGACATTGGTGGGGGTCTCGTCCAGCGTGCCATCGCTGGAAAACGCGTGATAACCGTTCACCTCGCCGACATATTCCACCAGGGCATTTGCTTCCGCGACGTTGAGGCCGGAAATCTGCATCCGCCGTTTGGTGGCGGGGGTGATCACGATGGCTGTTCCTAAAGCGTTAACGAGGTCAGCCGCTCTCGCAGCCGGAGCGTTAACGGTCACGCGGATTGCATTGCCAGCAGTACCGAGACTACGGGCCGTCAGCAGGATCTCGTTATTGCTCCCGGTTGGATCCAGTATGGCGGAGGCGTAGTTATCGCCGGCACTCGCTTCGAGTGCCGCTGAAGAAACCATGGCAAAGCCCCAGAAGTGGGCGCGCAGCGTCTCACGCAGCGCCGGGTCGTAGTGCAGCAGGGCAAGGCGCGCGGCCTTGTTGTCGCTGTCGTAAAGGGAGTCGATGAGGCTTTCGCCGATTTTACTCAGGGCGAGGTTGGCGATGTCGGTCTGGGTCATGGCGGGCGGGGAAAGGAAAAACCCCGGCTGGCACGATCACGCGCCGGCCGGGGTTTGGTTAGGGATTGCAAACAACCGGCGGCCGGATCAGTTGATGACGGTGTAGGCGATTCGCGCCCACACATTCTTGGCGGTGGTGGCGATGGTGGTGTCCGCGGTCGGGAAGAAGCGCACCCACGAATCCTTGGTGAGGGTCACGGAATCCACCTCGTCGGGGATGCAGGTGGTTTCGGTGGCTGCCAGGTTGATGACGACGCCGGTGATGTCGGTGGCGGTGGTCCCGTCCAGGGGAACCAGCGAGAGTTTCCCCGCGATGGTGGCCGTGTGGTTGGTGGTGAGCAGCGACAGGTGCGGGATGATCTTCGACCCCTTGGGCAGGTAGCCGAAGCCGACGTATTCCGTGGATAGGGTGATGCCGACGGCCATGGAGGCCTTGTCGTCGAGCAAGTGGAGCTTGCCCATGACGTCCTTGGAACTGGGGCCGAAGCCGGCGCCCTTGGTGAGCGCGAGGACTTGGAGGGCCGCTTGAGTGGAGACTGCGTTTGGCATGATTTTGGTAGGTCAGGGATGAGGTGGTGGATGGATCAGACGTCCTGTTCGCAGTAGATGACCGCGACGTAGGGCTCGTCCTTGCGGCAGGAACCGACCTTGAGCTTGGAGCGGACCTGGATGGCCTCGGAGAGGTCGTCGCGCTCGCTGATCTTGGTTTGGATGTCGTACCAGAAGTCGAGGTGGACGCCGGTGGAGACCCACATGGGGACGGAGCGGATGAGCTTGCCGCCACCGGGGAGGGTGTAGGGCAGGCGCTCGGTGCGCAGGAATTGGATGCCCATGAAGTAGTCAACCTCGCCATTGACCAGCGCCTTGACGTCGGAGTAGCGGCTGTTGCCGGTTTGCTCGACTTCGTAAAGCAGGTTGTCGAGCTCGTCCTGGGAGACGGCGCAGCAGAGCTTGGCACCCGCTTGTTTCTGTTCCTGGCCGTAGATTTCGTTTTTGCCGAACTTGCCCTTGGCGCGGACCAGTTTGGCGAGGGTGAGGCCGGTGTTGGCGGAGCCGCCGTCGCGGCGGTAGTTCACGGCGACATACTGGCCGGCAGGCAGGGCCACGGTGGTCATGGAATCTTCCAAGCCCTCGTAGTTGTTGCCGAGGATGCCGGCGATGAGGATGTCGTCGATCTTGCGGCCGGCACCCATTTCATGTGCCATGCGGATTTCACCGGTAGGGGCGACCTGGAGGTCGAGCTCGCCGGCGTCGTCCTCGTCCACGAGGGTCACGCCGACCGCCTTGCGAGGGAAGAGGTAACGCTGTTCGAGACCGATTTCGGTGCCGGTGGTGGGAAGCAGGCGGCCGGTGGAGTCGGTGAACTCGATGGCCTGGATTTTACGGTGCGCCTGGGATTTGCCGGTGCAGCCGGTTTTCACGGTGGCATAGGCACGAAGGCGGGAGGCTTGTTGCTGGGCGACCTGCTCCATTCCGGTTTGGAAGTGGTTGCGGGCGGCCTGCAGGACGGTCATGGAGACTGGCATGGGAGTAGTGAGTGAGGAGTTAGAAATTCAGGGAATGGGCTTGCGCGCCCACGGCTTGATTTTCCGATTGCCCTCTAACGCCTCGGGTCCGGTGGTGTTCCGGATTGCCCCTCGCCTCGAAGTCGGTGGATCGGCGTCCTCTCTAGCAAGCGCGCCCGCGGCGCTCAACGGCGCGCCACCTTGCCGAGATAAAATGAAAAGCCCCCGGATGCGCTCAGACGCACCGGGGGCTGGCTTATACACCCATGAAACCGGTCTAACCTCCCGCGCTGAGTCGCGACACCTTGCGGATGATGTCGGTGTCGCCCTCGATGTAGCGCTTGTGGTCGGGGTGGCTGGCGTCGGTCATGATCGCCCTGGCCTCGTCCGCCGGCTGGCGGAAGCCGCCGCCCGCGGCGACGGTGGTGGGAAGCTTGGCGATGGAGTCCGCAGACAACGATCCAACGACTTTCCCGAGGAATCCCACGACGTTGGGATTGGAGAAAATCAGCGGGTCGGTGATGTCGTAGCCGAGGCTGCCGACGAGGGTCTTGATCTCGCCGACCTTCTGCTGGTAGCCGGTCTCGCCGCCCCACTCGGTCTTGAGGGCTGAGATGCCCTCGGCGAGGCGGTTCTCGTAGGCGGTGTCGAGCGCGCGCGCCTGTTCCGCCTCGAAGGCGAGCTGGGCCTCGACGATGCCCTGGGCGGTGGCGGACGGGAGGTCGAGCTTGTGGAACACCCCGGCGAAGTGGCTGGCGGCGGCGTCGTTCCAGGTGGCCCCCTCGGGGATGGTGGCGGGCTTGAGGGTATAGTCCTTGGGCTCGGCGGGGATGCCGTTGGCGGTGCGCCAGGCGGCGACGACCTCGGGCGCGGCATCGCTGCCGGGCTTGGCGGCCGGGGTCGTGGCGAGGGACTCGCCCTTGCTCATTTTCACCTCCAGTTCGCGGTAGGCTTTGGCCAGGTCCGCGGGTGACTTGAAGCGCTCGATGCCCTTGGCCTCGGCGAACTCGGGGCGGGTGTGGAAGTCCGCGGCGAAGGTGCCGTCCGGGTTCAGGAGCGGCGCTGGTGCCGCCGCACCACCTTGCGGATTCGCCGCCGCTGCCTGAGCCGATCCTGTTCCGCCATCCGGCGCGCCCACCGCGGGCACGGCGGGCGCTGCAGGTGCTCCGCCATCGCCAGCCGGAATTGCAGCTCCGCCGCCTCCAGCGGGCTGAGCTCCAGAATTGCCGCCACCACCGTCGCCGCCAGTTCCCGCTTCATTGCGTAGGATGTTGAATCGATTTAACATGATCGGTTAGGCGAGGGTTTTGAGGAAGGCTTCGACGGCCTTGCGGTCTGCGGCGTGGCCGCTGGCCATCCGCAGCTGTTTCTCGTCGCCCCACAGGGTGGCGACTTTCCTGCCGGCGAGGAAGATGTCGGCTTCCTTGAGCTCGAAGGCTGCGGCGGGTGCCGCGGGGGTTGGTGCCGGAGCGGGTGCCGGAGCGGGTGCCGGAGCGGGTGCCGGAGCGGGTGCCGGGGCTTCCGCCTCCTTGCCGGTGGCACCGTCGTTCTTCGCTGGATCCACGACGATGGACTTGAAAGCAGCGTCGCTGTCATCGTCCCACTCGCCGCCACCGGTGCGCGGCCGCACGGGATCGGCGACGGGGGAGACGCTGCCGGAGATGGCTTCCAACAAGCCGGGATCATTGCCGGGGTCGTCCTCGTCGACGAGGTCCAGCTCGGAGGTGGCCTTGGGGTCGGCAAGGCCTTGGAACGGTGCGGCGACGGGCATGAGGAAGGATCCTTCGAACTCGGCGCGGCCGGCGTAGCGGCGGGCGAATTCCTCCGCGGTCCAATGCTCGCGGGCAAACGTGAGGGCCGCGCGGGACAGGTCGCCAAGCTGCGGGTCCATGGCCTCGATGATCTCGCGCGGGAATTCCAGCAGGGCCACCGGCTTCTGGTCCTCCTGGCTGCCGACGACGCCGACGGCGTTGATGCCATGCTGGCGGCGGAAGAAGGCGAGGACGGATTCGAGGTCCCCGGCGAATGGCTCGAACAGGCGCACGGTGTAGGTCTGGGCGTCGTATTTGCCGACGCAGTCGTCATCGAGGAAGATGTGGCGGAATTGATAGAGGTGGATGTTTTTCATGTGGATGGGTCCTGTGGTGTTAGGTGGCCGCTCGGCCTTTCGCCCGAAAAACCCGGACCCCTTGCGAGGTCCGGGCGGGTCATGAGCCGTGGATGGTCAGGCAAAGGCGAACCGATCGCCGGACCTCGCGGCCTGGCGCTGTCGCCTTGGCTTGAACAGGGGCTCGATCGATTGGCACGGCGGGGCGATGTAGAACCAAATGCGCACGAAAAATGAGCAGATGGAGCAGATGATGGAATACAGGTTCATGTGTGTTTGGGGTCTGGGGTTGGGTTGGGGGAGAGCTGGTCTCACTTGCCTTCCGGGCGTTTATCCAAGCCCTTCTCGGCGAGGATTTCCGCGAGGTCATCGACGTGCAGGCAGTCGCACAGGCAGGCGGTGGTGACCGGGTGCTGGGTCGGCGCAATGTTGCCGTTGCAGTAGTCATTGCCGGCGACGGCTCCGTGGAGGACGCCAACAGCTTCGATTTTCCCGTTCTGTATTTGGACGATCTTGTCGCCGTTCTTCGCTTCTCTTCCGTTTCGGTAGTGCATTGGTGGTTTGGGGTCTGGGGTTGGGGGATAGTGGTTAGAGCTTGAGTCCGTCCGCGGTGGGCTCGATCGCCGGGGATTCCGGGTTGAAGCTTTGCGGGTAGGGATTTGGCGAAGCGCCGGGCTCTTCCTCGTTGATCTCTTTCAGGTCCATTCCAAGCCACATGATGGCCTCCTGGATCTTGGTGACAGCGATCGAGCGGGAGCGGCTGCTGCGCGCGCCTGGGACAGGCGAAATGCCCTTGGATGGCTGGTCGGTGTGGTCCGAGGCCTTCTTCAGGGTTTGAAGGACCTGGTCGAGGTCCTTGCGGAATTGTTTGGTGTCGGCGATGGCGGATTCGTTTGGCATGGGATTGGTTTGTTGGATCTAGCAGGAGAATGCGCCGCGGCTCGCTCGTCCGGCCGTGGGCTTAACCGCGCCTGACAGAGGGCGCTCGCTTTCGGGCTTTTGAAGGCCTACCGGCGACAATGGGGAGTGGTGGTTGCAGGGGCAGGAATTGAACCTGCTGTCACCGGGATATGAGCCCGGCCGCTCGCCGTTTGCGTTCCCTACGGTTGGAAGTGTTAGCCGTCGTCGTTGGCCGGCTGGCCGGCAGCGGCGGCGTTGAGGATGTCGGAGATGAATTCGCGCTTGCCGTCGCGTTTGGCGGCGTTGATCGGGTTCATGCCGTCATCCTCGCGGAAGACGGAGCCCATGAAGTTGGAGCGGCCGATGGCGAGGCGGAGCCACAGGCGTCCGTGGGGGGCGGTGAAGATGCGCTGGGTGAGGTCCTGGAATTTCTTCTCGGCGGCCTCCGCATTCTGGAGGTAGAGCTGCTGGTCCTCGAAGAGTTTGACGGGGTCGAAATCCATGGTTTACGCGGCGTTCTGGCCGGGGAATTGGATGCCGACCTTGTTGGCGGCGTCGGCGGCGAGCTGGGCCTGTTCGAGCTGCTGCTGCTGTTGGATGGCCTCGGCGCGGGCCTGCCGCATCTTGTCGCGGTCCTCGATGGGGCGGAGCAGGGACTCGGGAGCGCCGTCGTTGCGGGCACCGTCGCGGGCGTAGGCGTCGAGGTCGTAGTTGTCCATGACCTCGGGGTTGGTCTGGGAAACGACGATGGCGCGCTCGATGGCCCGGTCGGCGCCGGCGGTCTCGGCCTGGCGGATGGCCAGGGCGATGCGGGATTGATAGATGACCTTGGGCGGCGGGACGGTGGCGAACTTCTTGCCCATCGGCCGCATGACGGCGGCGGGGATCTCGCCCTTTTTCCAGTCACCGAAGACGCCGGCGCGGAAGAGGATGGAGAAAATCCGCTCCTGCATGACCTGGTCGTCGGCGGTGTAGCGGGTGAAGCTCGGGGAGAACGGCATGAGCTTTTCCGCGGACAGCTCGGAGACCTCGCGGGCGGTCATGATCTTTTCCCGCTGGGAGAACATCTTGAAGAGGTCGGTGTGGTAGGTGCGCTGGATGACCTCGCGGTCGTCGAGGAGCTGGTCCATGAGGTCCTTGATGTTGCCCTCGTTGAGCCACTCGCGCGGGAGTTCGCCGGCGTTGGCGCCGGTCTTGAAGATGGTGCGGCCACCGGGACGGGTGTCGACATTTCCCATGAGGTAGTCGGGGATGAGCATCGAGGGGACGGCCTTGCGCTGGCCGACGACCTGCATGATCTGCTTGACCTTGTTGGCGTCGGAAATGGCGGCCTCACATTGCTCGAACGGGCTGTAGCCATACATCTGGCCGGAGCCGGAGCGCTTGAGGTAGCGGGAGACGCAGTAGGCGAGCTCGGGCATGCCGGACTGGCGGAGGACGGTCTTGTCGTCCACGCCGATCCAAACGGAGGCGTAGCGCATTTTCAGCGGGTCGAGCGGTTTGCGCGGGTCGTAGTCGAGGCGGGGGAAATTCGCGTGGATGACGAAGTGCTCGGCGGCGGTGCCCTTCTGTTTGTATTTCTCCCACGACTTGGCGAGCTTGGGGGCGAGCATGACCGCCTTTTCACCGAACATCTGGACGAGCTGGCGGATGGTGTAGAGCTTGCCGAAAAACACGGTGTCGACGTTGCCCTCGGCATCCTCCTCCACACAGAAGCTGCCGACCGGGTGGGCGGCGAAGGAGATGACGCTCTTGTCATTCTCGAAGGCGGCCATGCACGAGATGCCGAAGCCGGAGCGGTCCTCGAAGGTCTCGTTTTTGCAGGTGTAGTGATTCCCCGCGGAGAGGATTTTCCCGGCGCGTTCGGCGGCGCGGTGGTACCATGCGTCGGCCTCGTCGCTCTTGATGTCGTCCGGGGCCTCCCAGGCAAACCACTGGGTGCCGGCCGGGGTGATGGCGCTGGCGTGGCCGCTGGCGAGAATGGAACACGACTCGATGGCAGTGGTGTCAAACAGCTTGGACGCCGGGTTGGTGCCCGGGCCGGTGATGACCGACTTGGTGCCGATGTTGTTCTTGCGCGGGAGGCAGTAGTTGGCGGCCTTCTCCCAGGATGAATCCCACGGCGAGCGCTGTGACTCCATGGTCCCCCAGCGTTCCAAGATGG